AGCGCCTTAAGCATTTCTAAGCTAATCGCATCTGCGACTTACTATGCTGCTTTCACTCCTCATGTTGGAGATCCCATTTATGGACATGTTCTTGCCCTTGGAGGATGTTATTTCGCCACGGCTTCTCACTTTTTAAGTGTTGCTGGCGATCTTAAATCCATTCTTTTACAATCATCAAAAGTTATTTCTGAAAAAGATACTTGTAACTTTTTGATTGATTGGTCCAAATGTGTTGTTAAAGTTTGGAAAGAACGTGATCTTGTTATATTTTACGTCCCGCAAATGCCTCCCCGGAGACTGCTTTTGCGTACTTATGGAAGGTCTCGAGATGATAAAAGTTTGTTTACTATTGATGGCGCTACTAGAATTAGCACCGATGCCATTGATAATTTAAATGTTCTTACTCTTCATGCTTCTTCCTCTGCACTTACTTTTGTAGGAGTGCAAGATGCCCTCACGTGTACCAATGCTCCTGCTAGGTTACATGAAGTATATATTTCCCACGGAAATCCCGGTTTAGCCGGAGAATGTGGGCAAGGTTATCTTATGTTTAACCCTTCTGTTCAAAAGAAGTTTGTTGGCATTCATATTGCTTCCAATTCCGACTCTGCGATCATCTCCCCAATTTATTTGGAGGATCTTGATGATGTTATGTCAATGGTTGTGAATCATGCCCAACGTGATCCTTTCACCTTTCAAGGTTATCAGTGGACGGTTGCTCCCCATTCTATTCCCGCTGGTTTAGACCTTACTGTCGATGAACATGTGTATGGAACTAAACTTTATGGCCGTGTTATGGGTACCACATCCCGTGTTGCCTCCATGAACCAAAAGTCAGAGTTAATTCCTACTATCGTTGCTCGTGGAACTTCTTGTGTTATTCAAGGCGTTCCAGTTACTCTTCGTCCTCCTTTTCCTGTTGACCATTCTCCTGCTGCCTTGCGGGTCACCAAGGATGGAATTGATCCTATTCTCCAATCTTATCGTAAGATTATTGGAAAAGTCAATTTCTTTCATGATGGCCTTAAGGATGATCGTGTTTGGGAAGGAATCTTTACTGATAAACTTAAGGATTGCACTGCTCGTATTCTTACTTTGGAGGAAGCTATTTATGGCATTCCTGAGTGGCGCAACTTCCATGGAATTGATCTGTCAACTTCCCCTGGATTTCCTTGGACGTTCTTTGGAATTCGTCGTTCTGA